CTCTGAGCTTAAATTTGAAGAAAGGGTGCAGTTTATGACAAAAAGCAACTGGAAAAATTTAATAAACGAGCAGATGGCTGCACTCGGTGTGCAGAACATTGCATATAATTCGGCGATTGAAACACTTGCGGGTATCTTGGAGCAAAGGGATAAAACCTTTAAAGAGTTTAAAACTTCCGGCGGTAAATCCGTGATCGAATACACGAATAAAGGCGGCTCCACCAACATGACAAAAAATCCCCTCCTAGTCTTGTGGGACGACTTAAACAAAAGCGCATTGGCGTACTGGCGCGAATTAGGTTTAACCCCCTCCAGTTATAAAAAGATGACTGGCGATACAGTTAAGAAAGAAAAGGCCGGAGGATTGGCCGCCGCTCTGGCAAGCGTTAAATTTGATTAAAGGGAAAAACTGGCCTGCTGTGCTAAAGTACGCCGAAAGCATAAGAGACGGAAAGAAAATCGCATGTATTGAATTAAAACAAGCGGTTGACAGATTCTTTTGTGATTTAGAAAACCCAGATTATTACATAGACAGCAAGGGCCCGGAATTTTGTATTCAGATCATAGAAAAAACACTGTGCCACCAACAAGGGGAAAAGCTTGACGGGACGCCGCTGCGTGGCACGCCGTTTCTTCTGGAGCCATTCCATAAATTCATTGTGTATAACCTTCTTGGTTTTAAGCTGGCCGGCACTGATGTGGTTAGGTTCCATGAGGCATTGATCTTTATTCCAAGAAAAAATATCAAGACAAGCTTTGCGGCTGCCCTAGCGTGGGCGTTATCTCTTTGGTATCGTAAATCCGGTTCCAAGACCTATATCACCGCAGCCGCTTTGATGCAGTCTCTGGAGAGCTTCAATTTTTTAAGTTATAACATAGACCGCATGGGAGAAAACGCTAAAAACGGAGGCACGGTCAAAGTAATCGATAATAATAATGAACATTCGCTGGAATCGTCACTCCCAGACGGTTCCTTTTTTATTCGCGCGCTGGCCGCTAACCCAGATGCGCAAGATTCTTTGAACTGCAATATCGCGATCTGTGACGAAATTCACGCTTTCAAACAGCCCAAACAATACAATCTTTTTAAAGAAGCGATGAAGGCATACACCAATAAACTGCTGATCGGCATTTCGACTGCCGGAGACAACGAGCAGGCTTTTCTTGGGCAAAGACTAAAATACTGCCGGAAAATATTAGACAGCACTGTTAAAGATGAGCAATACTTTATTTTTATGTGCTGTGCCAATCCTGATGAAAACGGTGATATTGATTATACCAACCCTGCCGTCCATGAGATGGCAAACCCGGCTTACGGCGTTTCGATCAGGCCTGAAGAAATCATGAATGACAGCCTTCAGGCCCAGAACGATCCTCAGCAAAGAAAGGATTTTTTTGCGAAAAGCTTAAATGTTTACACCAACGCCCTAAAGGCATATTTCAATATAGATGAGTTTCGAAAGAGCGACCGGGCCTATAACTGGAACTTGGAACAGCTGGCAAAGCTTCCGATTGACTGGTATGGAGGAGCGGACCTTTCCAAACTGCATGACCTGACCGCAGCGGCGATGTTCGGAAATTACAAGGGCGTTGATATTATTATAACTCATGCTTTCTTCCCTGTTGTCGCGGCTCACTTAAAAGCCGAGCAGGATAATATTCCTCTGTTTGGCTGGCAGGACGACGGCTGGCTTACCATGTGCAACTCCCCTACTGTCAACCACTCTGATGTGGTGAAATGGTTTGTGGACATGCGGAAAAAAGGATTTAAAATCAAGCAGGTGGGCCATGACCGCAAATTCTGCCGGGAATATTTCATCGGAATGAAGGAAGCGGGCTTCAAGATCATAGACCAGCCTCAATATTACTATAAAAAATCCGAAGGATTTCGGCATATAGAGCAGAGCGCCAAGAACGGCGCTCTTTTTTATTTGCACTCAGAAGCCTTCGAATATTGTGTGGAAAACGTGTCCGCCGTCGAAAAGACGGACGACATGATCCAATACGACAAAGTACAGCCGGAACACCGCATCGATCTTTTTGACGCGTCTGTGTTCGCCTGTATTCGTTACCTAGAAAGCCTTGACAGAAGCAGGGCGGCAAAAAAATGGTGGGGTGAGACATGAGCAAAAAGAATAAAAGAAGCAGGCCGGCTCCCCGGGCTGAGCCCGCACAGAAACGCAGTATCGCGCTGGTAACACAGAACAAATGGGAAACCCTGGAGTGCTTAGGCTACACCAGTCTGGCACAAAACCCGGAAATCTGTACAGCTGTGGACACAATTGCCAGGCTGATTGCAAGCATGACTATTCACCTGATGGAAAACACGGACGACGGGGACGTGCGGGTAAAAAATGAGTTAAGCCGAAAGGTGGATATCAATCCGAACAATAACATGACGCGTTCCAACTTTATCCACTGGATTGTGAAAACCCTTATGCTGGAGGGCAGCGGAAACGCTGTTGTTTGGCCTGAATACAAGCGCGGGATTTTACGGGATTTAAAGCCTGTTCCTCCCGCCTTTACCGCATTTGTGCCGGAGGGCCTCTGGGATTACCGGGTTGTGATCGCCGGGACGGAATACGCGCCCGATCGTATCCTTCATTTTGTTTTAAACCCAGGAAATTATTACCCGTGGAAGGGTGACGGCTATCATGTTGCTTTGGCAGATGTAGCGAATAACCTGAAACAGGCGTCCGCGACTGAAAAGGGCTTTATGTCCTCTAAGTGGAAACCGTCTATCATCGTCAAGGTTGATTCTCTAACCGACGAATTTTCGAATAAGGAAGGACGCGCAAAGCTTCTTGCAGATTATATCGAATCGAACGAAGCGGGAGAGCCCTGGCTGATTCCTGCGGATCAATTCAGCGTGGAACAGGTTAGGCCCCTTACCCTTTCAGATTTGGCTTTAGCGGATTTCGTACAGCTGGATAAACGGACGGTGGCAGCCATTCTCGGCGTGCCGCCTTTTGTTTTAGGAATCGGAGATTTCCAGCGGGACGCATGGAATAACTTTATCAATTCCACAATCATGCCGATTGCCAAAAGTATCGAGCAGGAAATGACAAAAAAGCTTCTTTATGATCCCGCGTGGTTTTTCCGTTTTAACCCGTGGAGTTTGTATAACTATTCGATCACCGAGATGGTATCCGCTGGGGCAGAAATGGTAGACCGCATGGCGCTGCGGCGCAATGAATGGCGCAGCTGGGTGAACATGCCCCCTGATCCGGATATGAACGACCTGCTGGCGTTAGAAAATTATGTACCTGCGGATAAGCTGGGAGATCAAAACAAGCTGAATGGAGGTGAAAACACATGACATGTGAACGCACAGCCCTGGTGAGAGACGGCGGATTTTCCACCCGCGCGGAAGACGGGAACTTATATATTGAGGGATATTTCGCTGTATTCGGAAGCGAATATAAAATGTGGGAAAACGCCATTGAAACCATTGACGAGGACGCTTTTGACGACGCTTTAAACGGCGATATCCGGGCCCTAGTAAATCATGACACCACCCTGGTACTGGGAAGAACCACAGCCGGAACGCTTTCTCTCAGAGCGGACAAGACCGGTCTATGGGGTTCCGTCACGATCAACCAGGCAGACCAGGACGCAATGAATCTTTATGAGCGCGTAAAGCGGGGAGATGTCAGCCAATGCAGCTTTGGGTTTGACATTATCGATCAAAGCACCGAGGTCATGGAAAACGGAACTACCGTCTGGAAGCTGAACAAGGTCAAATTGTATGAGGTTTCCGTAGTAACCTTTCCTGCCTATGAAGACACCTCCGTCCAGGCGCGTAAACGGGATTACGAGGAAATTCAAAAGAGAAAAAAAGAACAATGGCGGGAGGAAATGCTCCTCCGTCTGAAAGGAGAAAAAAATGGCACTGAGAATACTGATGCTGAAAAGAAGCATTGACAAGAAAAAGGAAGAACTAGAGCTGCTCCGCAGCAAGGATTCGGAATTTGAAACCCGTGAGGCCGAGCTGGAAGCCGCTATCAACGAAGCTGAAACCCCTGAACAGGAGCAGGCCGTGAGCGAAGAGGTAGAAAAATTCGACGCCGACAAAAGCGCCCACGAGGAAGCCAAAAGCGCGCTGTCCAGGGAAATTGAAGGCCTGGAGGCCGACCTGTCCGCGCTGGAGGAAGACGCCCCTAAATTAGATGAAATAAAACCAAACCAAAAGGAAAGGACTGTAAATCATATGACTGAAATCAACATTCGCAGCCTGCCCATGAATCAGCGGGCGTTTGACGCGCTTTCTATGGAGCAGAGAAAAACCATCGTAGAACGTGACGACACCAAGGACTTTTTGACGCAGCTTCGAAGCATGAAGGGACAGCAGAGAGCCATTTCCGGCGCGGAGCTGACGATCCCGGTTGTATTCCTGGATTTGATCTCCGAAAACATGTACCGCTATTCCAAGCTGCTTAACCGTGTCAGGGTCCGCAATGTAACCGGTGAAGCCCGGCAGACTATTGCTGGAACTGTTCCTGAAGCTGTATGGACTGAGATGTGCGGCGCGATCAACGAGCTGTCTTTTGTATTTAATCAGGTGACTTTGGACGGCTATAAGGTGGCTGGATTTGTACCGGTGTGCAACAGCCTTCTGGAGGATAACGACATCAACCTTGCCAGCTGGATTGTGGAAATGATCTCCGAAAGCATCGGCCTAGCAATGGACAAGGCGATTCTTTACGGCAAGGGCGCAGCAGGCAAAATGCCGCTTGGTATTGTGACCAGACTAGCACAGGCCTCTAAACCCTCTGATTACCCCGCGAACGCCCCGGAATGGGTAGACTTACATACCTCAAATATTCTGAAAATTGGCGGTTCCAGTTCCACCGGCGCGGCGTTCTGGTCTGAATTAACCCTTGCCGCTGGAAATACCTTTACCAGATACAGCCGTGGAAATCAGTTCTGGGCTATGAACAGCAAGACTTATGCTCAATTAAAGTCTAAAGTAATTACCTTTACCGCTACCGGCGATATTGTATCCAATGTATTCGGCACTCTTCCCATCATCAACGGCGATATCGATATTCTGGAATTTATGCCTGACGGCGACATTGTAGGCGGCTACGGTGATCTTTATCTCTTGGCTATGCGCTCCGGCATGACCATTGAATCCAGCCGTGAGGTACAGTTTATCCAGGATAACACTGTCTTTAAAGGCAAGCAGCGCGCTGACGGTATGCCCGTGATTCCCGGCGCGTTCGTCGCTATCAATATCAATGATGAATCTGTAACTACCGCTATGACCTTTGCGGCCGATACCGCAAACGATGCGCAGCTTTCCGAGCTGGCTGTCGGCTCTGAATCCTTAAGCCCGAGCTTTGATTCCAATGTGTATTCCTACACGGTGACGGCTTCCGGAACCAGCGCAAAGGTGGAGGCCACCGCAACCCAGCCGGGCGCTCAGGTCACTGTCGCTTATAACGGAAAGAATGTCCGCAACGGCGGCACGGTAACCTGGACTGCTGACGGGAAAGCCTATCCCCTGACGGTCACCGTGACCCAGGGCAACGCCGTGCGCGTTTATACCGTGAACGTCACTAAGGCGGCAGCAGGCTGATTTTAGGGGGGATTTCCTTGACTGACGCTGATATCTTAACCATTTTAAAAACTGATCTTATGGTATCCAGCAGCGCTCTGGACACTTACCTGCAAACGCTTATTGCGTCAGCCAAGGATTACATCTCCACCGAGGGGATAACCTTGGCTGATTCGCAAAGCGACGGAATGTTGGTTGAAATGTACGCCGCTTATTTGTATCGGCGCAGGCGTGAGGAAAATGTTCAGATGCCCAGAATGTTACGCTGGGCACTGAACAACCGCTTGTTTTCAGAAAAGGGTGCGGTAAATGGATAGCTTGATTTATCTGATTTCTCAGGCGTACAGCCAAGATGACATTGGGCAGGTAATCGCCTCAGAAAGCAAAAATGAGGTCTGGGCAAGCCTACAGTCTATCACCCGGGCTGAATGGGCGGACGCGGGCCAAAATGGATTGCAGCCCCAGTTTGTGGCGGTTACTCCTATTGTGAATTACAACGGAGAGAGTATCGCTGAAATCAACGGAAAACGCTATGGGATTTACCGTACATATTTTTCGCCGGACAGCGATTCTATTGAGCTTTATCTGGAAAGAAAGGTCGGAGTGTAATGGCAAATATAAAAATCGACGATCTGGCTTCCACAATCGCAAAAGAATTAACCGAGTATAGCCAAGAGGTAACAGATGGGCTGAAAAAGGATATCCGTACTGTAGCTAAAGAATGCGCCAAAGAAATCAAAATCAACTCTCCCAAGGATACCGGAGAATACGCTAAAAGCTGGGGCACAAAGGTGCTTTACGAAGGAACTGATGATATTCGAATCTCAGTTTACAACAAAAAGCATTACCAGCTGACGCATCTTCTGGAATACGGGCACGAACTGAAAAGCGCAAGCGGAAAAACCTTAGGTACAGTTGGCGCAAAACCCCATATTCGCCCCGCTGAACTGAACGCGGAAAAAAAGCTGATGAAAAAAGTGAAGGTGACGGTGCGTGGTGATAACTCTTGAAAATATAAAAGAGATTTTGGAAACAAGCGGACTTCCGGTAGCTTACGGATTTTTCCCGGAAGACGCAGCTCCGGATCTTCCTATTTTGGTCTATCAGTCGGTTTATTCTAACAACTTTGCGGCAGATAACGTTGTCTATAAAAAGTTCGACCACATACAGATTGACTTGTATACAAAATTGAAAGACCCGGCAACAGAGGACAAGGTAGAAAAGGCCTTGTCCTCTTTTTATTGGGAAAAAAGCGAGGAATACAACGATACAGAAAAAACGTATCGAATCATTTATGAAATTGAGGTGTAAAAAATGGCAGGAAAAGACAAGGTTAAATTTGGTATTAAAAATGTGCATTACGCGTTATTGACTGACGAAACTACCCCCACATTCGAAACTCCTGTTGCCATTCCAGGAGCAGTGAGTTTTTCTTTAGAGGCAAATGGAGACAGTTCCCCGTTTTACGCCGATGATATGCAGTATTTTGTCACTGTTGCCAATAACGGGTATACCGGGGATTTGGAAATGGCTTTGTTCCAGTCTCAGTTTTTGGAGGATATCTTTGGATATACGGCTTCTGAAAAGGACAAGGTGGTAACGGAAAACGCGAAGATCCAACCGAAACCGTTCGCACTGTTATTTGAAGAGGAAGGAGACGTTAACGGCACTAAATATGTGCTGTATAACTGCATCTGCACCAGGCCTTCCCGTTCTCTGGCTACTACCACAGAGACCACCGAACCGCAGACCCAGACCGTCAGCGTAACAGCCTCTCCTCTGTCTGACGGAAGAACTATGGCTTATACCACGGACGAAACACCGGCTGAAGTTTTGACCGCATGGTACAACGAAGTATGGCTTGCGGATACAACGGGAGGCGCGGGCTGATGGAAAAAGTAATCAAAATCGATGGAAGGGACGTGGGGTTTAAGGCTACGGCTTTGACCCCACGCCTTTATCGGCACAGAATGGGCCGGGATATTATCCAGGATTTAAACAAGCTGAAAAAAGCGTACAACAAAGCTTTGTCTCTGCCGGATACCGCCACCGATGAAGAAAAAGAGGACGCTCAGCTTTCCAGCCTGGATCTGGAAATTTTCGAGAATGTCGCTTACATCATGGCCCGCCAGTATGACGCGAATGTTCCGAATAATCCTGAGGACTGGCTTGACGAGTTTAAGACATTTTCAATCTATGAGATCCTTCCAAGCGTCCTTGAGCTTTGGGCTATGAACGAAATGCAGACCGCAAAGCCTAAAAAAAAATAGTTCCCCGGGACCGTGAAATGAACGGTTCTATTTTTATGCTCAGGTGCGCCGAGCTTGGATTATCAAAAGAGGATTTAGACGATATGACCGTAGGCATGGTTTATGATCTGACCACAGAACAGGCCAATGACAATGAGAAATATCCAATCAAAGGCGCGCCTGGCTCCATGAAACAGTTCTTTGCGGGAGGTGGAAAAATTGGCTGATAGAATAAAAGGCATCACGATAGAGATTGGCGGCGATACCACTGGGCTTTCGAAAGCGTTGTCCGGTGTAAACAAAGAGATAAAAGACACCCAGACACAGCTAAAAGATGTCAACCGTCTTCTGAAAATGGATCCTGGAAACACGGAACTGCTCAGACAAAAGTATGATCTTTTAAATAAATCAATCGACAGCACCGAAAAAAAGCTTGATACATTAAAACAAGCAGAGAAGCAGGTACAGGATCAATTCAAGCGCGGTAAAGTCAGCGAAAGCCAATACAACGCTTTAAAAAGAGAAGTGATCGCCACCGAAAGCAACCTTAAAAATTTAAAATCTGAAGCACAAAAAACGGATAATGCTATTCGTGGGATTGATGAGAAACCCGTTGAGGAGGTCGCAAGTGCTGCCGATAAAGCGGAAACCTCTTTGAAAGATGCGGGTAAAGAAGCGTCTAATTTTGGGGATTACTTAAAAGCCGGAGCGATTGTCGAGGGTTCAAAAGCAATTATATCCGGAATGAAAGATATTGCAGACGAATCCCGTGAATATATGAAAATCATGGGAAGCCTGGAAATTTCAAGCCAGGCAGCCGGATATACTGCTGAACAAACCGCGTCGAGCTATAAAACTCTTTACGGCGTTTTAGGCGATGACCAAACAGCGGCCACTACTACCGCCAACTTGCAGGCACTAGGCCTATCTCAAAGCCAGCTAGACCAAATCATCAACGGCACCATTGGCGCTTGGGCTACTTATGGGGATAGTATTCCAATCGACAGTTTATCCGAAGCGATCAACGAAACTGTAAAAACCGGAAACGTCACAGGCACATTCGCGGACGTTTTAAACTGGGCCGGCACCAGTGAGGACGAATTTAATGCAAAGCTGCAAGCGGCGAACAGCGAATCGGAGCGGGCGAATCTCGTCTTGCAGGAATTAGCCAATCAGGGATTGATGACTGCCGGACAAGCCTGGCAGGAAAATAATGAAGCTTTGTTTGAAAGCAACCAGGCTAATGCGGATTTTCAGGAAAGCATGTCAAAACTGGCAGAAGTTATAATGCCGATTGTTACGGAAATCACTCAAGCTGTCACAAAAATCATTGATTTTATTTTGCAGAATAAAGACGCGGTTGTCGCAGCTTTATTAGCGATTGGAACTGGTTTGGCCGTATTCAAAATTGTTGGTATTGTTAGTTCACTTGTTACCGGATTTCAAACGTTTTTCGGAGTTATCAAGTCTGGGCAAGGTGTAATGGCAGCGTTTAATGCTGTTATGAACGCAAACCCAATCTCATTAATTATTATGGCTATCGCCGCTCTCGTAGCGGCTTTTATTTATTTATGGAACAACTGCGAAGAGTTCAGGGAGTTTTGGATTAACCTCTGGGACACCATCAGCAGCGCGTTTTCCACTGTTTGGGACGCGATTGTGAATTTCTTTACCGTTACCATACCGGACGCATGGAACAGCGTCGTTGACTTTTTCTGGCAGGGATATTACACCTGGCAAAGTATCTGGCAGAGTATCGGGGACTTTTTCAGCGGAATCTGGGACGGGATCGTTAGCTTTTTCACTGAAACCATTCCCAACGCTTGGAACAGCCTGGTGGATTTCTGCTGGCAGGGATATTACGCCTGGCAGGAGGTTTGGCAAAACGTCGGCGATTTCTTCAGCGGAATTTGGGACGGAATCGTCGGATTCTTTACAGAAACGATTCCAAACGCCTGGAATGGCTTAATGGACATTTTTAATAAGATCGGAAGCTGGTGGTCCGGTATCTGGAACGGCGTAAGAGATACGTTCTCCAATGTATTTAACAGCCTTGTTAATATTGCCAAGCAGCCTATCAACGCCATTATCGGACTGATCAATGGAATTATCGACGGCCTAAACTGGATGATCGGAGGGCTTAACCAGCTTTCCTTTGATATTCCCGACTGGGTTCCCATTTTCGGCGGCAAAAAATTCGGGATTAACATTCCAACCATTGGCAAAATCCCCTATCTCGCATCCGGCGGCGTATTGTCCCAAGGCTCCGCCGTAGTCGGAGAGGCTGGGCCTGAGCTTCTTACTATGATGGGAACTAAGGCGGTTGTTCAGCCTCTCACCTCTTCCACAACCACCAACACAAATTTAGGCGGTGTCAATATCGTCGTATATGGAGCTCCCGGACAAGACGTAAGAGAGCTGGCGGACATTATCATGGACGAAATGCAGTCTGCTACCATGCGAAAGGGGGCCGTTTGGGGTTGATTAATTGGTTTATTTTCGATGGAAAAAACAGCCGCGATTACGGGATCTATATCAGCGGAAGCGGCACCTTTAATGCTCCTGAAATGGATATCACAACAGTTGAAATCCCGGGAAGGAATGGCGATCTCACGATCAGTAACAACCGGTTCCGCAATATTACCGTCGAATATCCGGCGTTTATCCGAAAACAGTTCCGGCATAATGCGGCGGCGGCAAAGCTCTGGCTTTTAAGCAAAACCGGATACTGTATTTTAACAGATACCTATCACCCTGAGTTTTTCAGAAAAGCCAGATTTACCGGCCCAATGGATTTTGACACCAGGTTTTTAAACTACTCTGCGGAATTTACGGTTTCATTCAACTGTATGCCGCAAAGGTGGCTGGTATCAGGAAGCTATCCGATGACGCTTACAGCGCCTTATTCCTTAACTAATCAATACTGCCCGGCCCTCCCTCTGATTACCGTTTACGGCAATGGAGCGGGGGCCTTAACTATTGGCGGCAATATTATTCAGATTTCAGAAATCGATGAATACGTGACCCTGGACAGCGATACACAAAATGCCTATAAGGGAACGGCAAACAAAAACAGCACGATCAGCCTGGCGTCTTTCCCGGTATTACAGCCCGGAAAAACAGGGATCAGCTGGAGCGGCGGGATCACGAAGGTTGAAATTACTCCAAGGTGGTGGACTGTATGAATCCTGTTCTATACGAAAGTACGGAAAGCACATTTGAAACAAACGGTTTAGGCGTGCTGTCTGATACGATTTCCTGTCAGGTAATTGAGGAAAGAAACGGAATCTTTGAGATCACTCTGGAATATCCGTTGACGGGAATCCATTATCAGGAAATCAAACAGCGCCGGATTATTTTTGTAAAGCCAAATCCCTATGAGGATCCCCAGCCGTTTCGGATTTATAGGATTACAAAGCCTTTATCCGGAACAATCCCTGTTTACGCGCAGCACATCAGCTATGACCTTTCCGGAGTTCCGGTTTCCCCCTTTTCCTCCGGCAGCGTAACCGGCGCGCTCTCCGGGTTAAAAACGAACGCCGCCGTAACAAATCCTTTCAGCTTTTGGACGGATAAAACATCAACCGGAGATTTTGCCGTTACCGCGCCCACGTCTACGCGGACATTGTTAGGAGGTTCAGACGGTTCTATTTTAGACGTGTTCGGCGGCGAGTATAAATTTGACCGCTGGACCGTGCGCCTTTATAACAATCGTGGTAAAAATTCCGGGGTATCAATCCGGTACGGAAAAAATCTTATGGACTTACAGCAGGACGAAAATATTTCTAATGTTGTAACCGGGATTTATCCTTATTGGCTGAGCAGCGAAGGAGAGCTCACCGAGCTCCCAGAAAAAATTGTAAACGCCCCAGGCACCTATGATTTCACCAGAATTTCGGCAATCGACTTTTCCGGCGATTTTGAGGAAGCGCCCACGGAAGAACAGTTGCGGGACAGAGCCAACGACTATATCTCCTCAAATAATGTGGGCGTTCCTACAGTCAGCATTACAGTGGAATTTCAGCCCTTAGAGCAAACGGAGGAATACAAGGATATCGCCTTATTGGAGCGCGTGAATCTGTGCGATACCGTGAATGTGGAATATTCCGAACTAGGCGTATCCGCGACTGCTAAATGCGTGAAAACTACTTATGACGCGCTGAAAGACAAATACATCAGCATTGAACTGGGGGACGCTAAAACAAATATCGCGGATACCATTATCCAGCAGCAACAGGAAATCAATGAAAAGCCCAGCGTATCATTTTTAGAACAAGCTGTTATCAACGCCACGAATTGGATTACCGGAAACAAGGGCGGTTATGTAATATTCCAGCGCAACGCAGACGGACAGCCCTATGAAATTTTAATTATGGATACCCCGGACATCAACACCGCTACAAAGGTATGGCGCTGGAATAACGGCGGTCTTGGTTATTCTTCCAATGGCTATGAAGGGCCGTTCGCAACCGCTATCACTCAGGACGGCGCGATTGTTGCAAACTTTATTACAACGGGAACACTGCAAGCCGATTTGATTAAATCCGGAATTATACAAAGCCGTGACGGGCGTGCGTATTTCAATTTGGATACGGGACAAATTGCGGCGACGCAGTTGATTGCACAATCTAGTGCAATCGGGCAATATTCCGCCTATATAGGATATAACCCTGGAATAGGGAATGGATTTTCAATCGCAAAAGATAGTGATCCATTTTTTAATGTGGTGAGTGGAAACGATTCGGCAGTTTTGCGTTTAATAGTTGATACTGGGTTATATTTCCAACTTGAAATCAATAGAACAAGTAAAAGCTTTGGCGTTCTTTTAAGTGATGGCGATGTTATGTTTAACGCTTTGAATGCAGATAGGACAGTATTTGAAGTCAGAGCACCTACAATTAAAGCGGGTGGGGTGTCAATTACTCCATCGGAATGCTATACCGGAGCTTTCGCAACAACATATCAACGAATTAATGTAAAAAACGGCCTTATTACAAGTGTTGAATCAATTTGACGGGGAGGAGTAAAAATGATTTACAAACAAATAACGCTAAATCCCTGGGAGCCTCCTCTTGGAGAAATCCGGGTAATTCAGGAGGAAGCGGACGGCAGAGACCTTATTATTAATCTAATAGATGATAATGGTTCTCCTCTTGATTTAACCGGGAAAACGGTATCCGTGTACATACAGAAGCCGGACAATACCATGATCTATAATTCCTGTGAGGTGGAAGGAAACCAGGCGACCGTAACCCTCACCCTTCAAATGATGGCGGTATCCGGCCTTACCAAGCTGTGCGAGCTCCAAATCGTGGACACAGACAACCACACCTTAAAGGTAACCCTTCCCCCTCTGCGAATTGTAAAAAGCAGTTCGGTGGGAGCAGTCGAGAGCACAGACGAATTTTCCAGGCTGGCGGAAGCTCTCAACGAAGCAAACAACGCCACAGGGATCGCCAGTGAAGCCGCGGATAAGGCCAATGAGGCAGCTCAGTCAGCGAACACGGCGGCTCAGGCGGCAAATACTGCGGCACAGTCTGCTAATACCGCAGCCGATGCCGCAGCTTCAGCAGCGGAATCCGCAAATTCACAGGCACAGGCGGCCCAGACGCAGGCGGCCTATGCGAAAACTCAAGGCGACTACGCTAAAACCCAGGGGGAAAACGCGGAAGAAATCTATAACCAGTTAAAGGACATTGACGTGGCTTCTCTCCAAGCCGATCTGGACGCGTTGGAAGCAAGCAAAGGGCAGCCTAACGGCCTTGCAGCCCTAAACAGCTCCGGCAAACTGGCTCAAATGCCGTCCGCCTCTGATGTGGGAGCCTTACCAATTACCGGCGGAGAAATGCAGGGAGCATTAAAGCTGAAGGCTAATCAGTACGGCGGCAGCGGACCAGCGGACGAAAAATACGCATTAGACTGCCAAAATTCTAATATCGTTAATGTAAATCGTATCTTGACTGCCGACCCAGCGGGAAGCGCAAGCGAGGGGTGGGGCTTTCAAAGAGAAGATGATCCAGATGCCTATGATGTTATTTGGGCTTCAAACGGTACCCTGTATTTTACCCCGGGCTTTAAATATAACACGCCTCCTTATCCAGCCAATCAAAGGGTTTTAGCCACAACAGATAATATCGCTTTAACGAATTATCTGCGGCAGGAAATTCCGTTGATCAGCGAAACTCCCGCTTTAAACGACATAGACAACGGCTTTGGTTTCGCTTATGAAGCCGCGACTAATGGCTCTGGCCTCAATGGAATCTATCTTTCAGCCGCCGGGAAAACCAGCAATAATTATGTTTTACAGTTTTTAGGCCAATATAATGGAAGCAGCTGGCTGGCATATCGAACTAAAAACGGCGATATTTCATCGTGGAATCCCTGGCACAAGGTTTTGACCGACAACATCAACGCTACGATCAGCGCGCAGCACGGCTACAGCGGCAGCGCTCTTCCGCAGATTTATGGAAACGGTTCAGTATTGCAATTATCATGGGCGAATAATTCCCGCGTAGGGGTTGTTCTGGGAAGCGGAGCGTTTAGAGACGCTGGAGACGGCAATATCAATTTAGGGGCCTCAAATCATAGATTCGCCACGGTATTTGCTAAAACAGGTTCCATAAACACTTCCGACCGGAACGAAAAAAATACTATTGCCGATATTGACCCGGAACAGGCTGAAAAACTCATTATGGGATTAAAACCCAGCACGTTCAAATTTAACGACGGCACCAGCGGAAGAACCCACTGGGGGATTATTTCTCAGGACATTGAAGAACTCCTTCCGCAGATCGGAATGACCGACATGGACTTTGCCGGATTCATCAAATCCCCCAAAACGGAGGATTATTACGAAGATGTTTCCGAGACTGTCACAGACGAGGAAACCGGAGAGGAAAAAACTGTAACCCGAAAAGAATTGAAAACCCGCGTTATTGAGGGGGAATATGTTTATGCTTTGCGCTACAGCGAATTTATTGCCCCTTTGATCTGCATGGTACAGAAGCAGCAAAAGCAAATTGAGAATTTAGAGCGGCGTTTATCCGCTTTAGAAAACAAGGAGGAAGCAAAATGAAAATCATTCAAAATTTAGCAGACCCTTCCCGTTACTCCATCAAATGTCCTTATGCTATGACCCCTACCAGGGTAGTGGTTCACAACACCGCCAACGACGCACCGGCGGCGAATGAAATCGCCTATATGATTCGTAACGACAATGAGGTTTCTTTTCATTACGCCGTGGACGATCAGGAGGTAGTTCAGGGCGTGCCGGAAAACCGGAACACCTGGAACGCCGGAGACGGAAATGGCAAAGGCAACCGGGAGGGGATCGCCGTGGAGATCTGCTATTCCCTGTCAGGCGGTGAGAAGTTCACCAAAGCGGAGCAAAACGCCGCTGAGTTTATCGCTTCTATCTTAAAACGCTATGGCTGGGGAATGGACAGAGTAACCAAGCACCAGGATTACAATGGAAAATACTGTCCCCACAGAACCCTTGACCTAGGCTGGGACAGGTTTCTGAAGATGGTGGAGGCTCATTTAAACGGGGACAAGCCCGCGCCCTCCCCTGCTCCAGCTCCCGCGCCCGAGCCAGCGAAAACGGTAGATGTATATTACCGGGTAAGAACCAAGGCGGACGGCTGGCTTCCCGAGGTGAAAAACCTTGAGGATTACGCGGGATTTACCGGAGCCGTCACTGATGTCGCTGTTCGTGTTTCCGCTGGTTCCGTAAAGTACCGGGTACATATTAAGGGCGGCAATTGGCTTCCCTATGTGACCGGCTGCAACATCAACGACGCTGTAAACGGCTATGCGGGAAACGGTTTGGAGATTGACGCTGTTGAAGTGTATTATTACACCCCGGCCAGCATCAGGCCGTATAAGAAAGCCAAATACCGGGTCGCTCCTGTGGGCGGAAGCTATTATCCCTGGCAGTATGACAATGAAACCGGAAACGACCAGGACGGCTACGCGGGCGCTTTTGGCAAACCCATCGGAAAGCTTCAGATTGTAATCGAGTAAGGCGGTGGAGCTGATGTCAACAGAAATCATCGTCTCCGTCATTTCTCTGCTGGGAACCATCGTGGGAAGCCTGGGAGGCGTTTTAGTTTCCAGTCGGCTGACCACCTACCGGATTCAAAAACTCGAAGAAAAAGTGGCTAAGCACAATAACCTGATTGAAAGAATGTATAAGGTGGAGGACAGCGCGAAAAGCGCCCATCACCGAATCGACGAGTTAAGGGAGGAACTGAAATGAAAATCAACTGGAAGGTACGGTTTAAAAACCCTGTGTTCTGGTTCAATCTGGCAGCGTCCATTTTTCTGCCCATGCTGGCTTGTCTGGGCTTCAACTGGGAAGATATGACAAGCTGGCAGGCTGTGGGGAACGTGCTCTTACAGGCCGTCCAGAGCCCTGTAATCGTGGTGTCGGTCCTGGTATCCGTATGGAACCTGTTAAACGACCCCACTACAAGCGGCCTAAGCGATTCCAGCCAGGCGCTTTCTTATACCGAACCTAAGAAAAGCGAATAATAGAAAGACAGCCCCCGGGAATTTTCCTGGGGGCTTATATTATTAATTATGGTCTCCTTTGTGGTATTAAACGCTTATATCCATTAGAAGACCTCAAAAACAGCCTTTTTTGTGCGGTTAATTTCTGCTGCGAGGATTCAAGTCCCGTCGCTCGCACCAGCTGTTTAAAGGCTAATAATCCGCATGAATGCTGGGTTTTTGGCTTTTTCTTTTTAGATGTGAAATTACCCTCTGAGCGGATAAAGTCTCCTGTATCGTCCTTACAGGCCAAAAGAACGCGTGTTCCGCAACCGTTTGTTTGTGAAGATGGTTTTTTCGTTCCTCGTTCATTTTTCTTACCCCCTTAGTGGTTTATTATTTTACAATTGCAATCCATTTGCCAGATTTATCCCATGTATAATTCCATTTCACACCGAAAACTTGTAGCACTTCATCAATGGCTTTAATTTCCTTGTCTGCTGAACTATTTCCAAATGGTTTTCCGTCCTGTATGCTCTCTGCTTTCAGTTTTGTTAAGCGTTCCATAATGTCATTGATATTTTTCATTTTCTTTACCTCACTTCCTGAATCTGTAGTTCAATTTCTTGGGGGCAAGGGGGATAATCTATACTATAGCCCGCGGCACCGCTGTTCAATCATGTATCCCGGCCTTGCCGTTTCCCTTGACCTTGTGATTATATTATAATACATGTACCCATACAATTCAATTGACATTCTTTACAATCATGTACCCATACATTTGTACAATGTGTATGTTCCCATACAATATTTTATGTGGTATACTATAAGTGAGAAAATAGGAGGTGTTATAATTGGCTCCAATTAGTGAGGCTCGTAAAAGAGCAAACGACGAATATTTAAAAACACAAGATGAAATAAAAGTGCGTGTCCCTAAAGGCAAAAAAGCTGAAATCAAATCCCATGCCGATAAATACGATAACGGAAGTGTGAACGGGTTTATTAAGAGGGCTATTGATAATCAGATGGAGCGGGACAACGCGGAGGACAACCAATGAACTATATCAAATATCCCTCTAGTGAGGTCGGAAATGGCACCCGACACACTCTGAAAAGAGTACCTGAGATGCAAGAGTGCCGCCTTGCCAATAGTATATCGGGGCCTATTGTGCTTTCGAGCCTTTAGGCCCCTAGACTTACAAAAATTTGTTAAGTGAACTCTTTTTCATTATATAACTCCGCCCTCCTTTCCGTTTTCGGTGGGAGGGCTGTTTAAAATAAATGGACATACAGTGGACATAAAATGCTCAAAATCCGCATAAATACTATAAAAATCAAATATTATATTTTGCTTTGGGAGCAGGATGCCGGGGGTTCGAATCCCTTCACTCCGACCAAATTGGAACCCGCATGACTGCTGAAAAACTCAGTGTTCATGCGGGTTTTCCGTTTTATACGTATTTAATAAATCCGAAACGAAACCGTCTAAACCGGCTGAAAACCGCTCGAAAATTGTGCAACAGTGGACATAGAGTGGACATTTTAAAACGCTTGTTCCGCTTTTTGTTTCGGTACTTTTGCACCTAATTTTTCCCTTGCGCTTTCTAATGCGGAAGGGGATAAATGAGTGTATCGCATAGTCATTTCAGGCGTTGCGTGCCCCATTAAGTATTGAACAGTTCTAACATCTACTCCTGCGGCGATAGCGTTAGTAGCATAAGTGTGCCGAAGCTGATGGCTAGTAAAATTATATTGCCTAGTCACATCTGGTTTCACTCCTTTTCGCATCCGCCCCGCCGATACTTTTGCTGCAACAGATATCCCATTTACTGCATCTAAAAGACATTCCCACAAATGAATAAACTCTCCTTCGGTTAAGATACCTTTAGCTCCAGGGAACACATATATCCTTCCTGTAATTGAATTTTTATTTTGCTCTTTCCAAGCAGTTAATTCAGACGCATATTTGATTGGAATTGGCACCTGGCGAATACCGGAAACCGTTTTGGGTTCTTTTACTCGTTTTCCTTTAAAATCATAAGCTTCCATCACCGTCAAAACGAGATTGTCTAAATCAACATTTTTCCAGCGCAGTGCCGCCGCTTCTTCCCTCCGCAAGCCACAATTTAGCTGCATCAAAGCAAACATTCGCGCTAATGGAAGCCGCTCTGCCCGATTTTTATCCAGTTTATTATTTGCATCAATGGGTTTAACATTCCATAAAAGTCTTTCTTCGTCCGGTGATATAGCCTCTCTTTGCGTTTTGGGGGCGTTTTGAGGCGCGTTGACATCATCAGCAATATTGATCATCATGGCGTGATTTTTTCGAGCTAAACGGCATATTTGTGAAGCCGTTTGAATGACTAAATTTATTGTTCTTCTGGATAGACCGTCTTCAGCCATTTTAGTAACAATTTGAACCAAGTCAATAGATGTCAGCTTAGTTATCTTAATAGGATTTAGTACAGCTAGGTGCTTTAATGCTCCATTGTATACACCTTGCGCCGACTTCCCGATGGAAGGATACTTTAAAGTTTTCCACACATCAGCCCAGTATTTCCATGTGCTTTTTTCATCGGTTACAGCCAATCCCATGCCTTTCTGGATCCTTAGCTGGGCTATTTTTTCTTCAAGTTCTTCCTTGGAATGTCCATAAACAGATTTTACAATAGCTTTTCCATTTTCGTCTCGTCCTAAAGTGATTCTTTTTCTATATAACCCTGATGTATGTGTCGTTTTTCTTTTGCGTCCCGCCATAATAAAAACCACCTCCAAAGTAAGACTTGCCAAGCCTACCCCGAAAGTGGTATAATTTCATTGTTCGGACGCATTATCCACTTTGGGTAAGCTGTTCTATTTTATCCCCCTTCGGCTGCAACCGGTGGGGGATTTTTTTTGTTTATAACAAGTATTTAATTTCTACTGTTACATAATAATTTGATTCTCCTGTTTCCACCTCATAAACTTCTTTATCTTTGTCTTCGTCATACTCACTATAAAGAATCTTATACTTCCCTCCGTGGATCTCTGCATCAATCTTAGCAATTCTACCGGACTTCAATAGATTTTTAACATGGGTACAACTTCCCTTTTTTATATATCCTACATGCACACTATCAATAACTACTTTAACTGCATTTGGATCAAATTTATTATCTGGTTCTTCAATTAATTCGACTGTAGATGGATTGAAGTCATAATAATAAACTTTTTCTCCCTCGTATTCTTCGTCAATAAGTTCTCTTTTTGAATACTCATAAATGGGATTTTCTTCACCCAAAGATTCAATTTCCTTTTGACGGTAAGATGTCCCCGTAACATGGTGATTTTCAGTTTTATACCGAGGAGTATTTTTCTCAAGTGAAGTGTTTATAATGGGATCAGCTTTATTTGCTAGGCTTTGCTTAGCACTTCTAGCACTTGCTAGTCCGCCTTTTATGCCCGTTTCCACTCTTTTGCTGACAACCTCATCAATTGAAATGTTTTCACAATTGAAAACGTCAGATTCATTCTTTGCAACTGTTACAGTTTTTTGTTTCTTTCCGCTTACAAAAAACGGTATTGTTATAGCTACTCCAACCACCATAAAAGCAATACCAAACGGTGGAGCCGCAAAAAGGCCGGTTATTCCAAATAAAAATATGAGTATTCCTAATATCAGTAAGATAACAAATACTGTTTTGTGCTTCTGTTTATGGGCATTATTTTTTGACATAATATCCCTCACAATTTTTCCTTTATAGTTCTGTTATATTTTCGCTATTTCTGGAAGCAATTTCATTTACCATCTTTTCAAATTGGCTTGCTCCATAATGTTTTGTTTCGCCATCATAAGGTTTAGTCAAAGCCATTTGCAAAAACGCTAAACTTTGTATCTGTCCTTCTTTGTCTTTGTAAGTAAGAATACCCACCCATTTTTTTGTAGCTTTATTTTTGGCAGAAGCCGCTCCAACAATAGCTCCTGTAACCCCAAATAAAGCGCCACCGGCTAATGCACGTAATCCAGCATTTCCTTTGTCAGATAACTTTGTTTCGTCTTCTAACATGAAACTGATAATTCGGCTATAAGGCAAGGTTATTGCGGTTTCTTCATATTGAATTTTCAACACTTGTCTTTCGGGTTCCAATGAAATTCCTACGTTTTTGCCAGCGGGGATTCTACCGATTGCCTGTAAGGTTTGCCCCAGAAAAAATGCATTAGCCTCTTTCTTAGCTTTCTTTTCTTCTTTCGACTTAAACAACCCCATAAGATGAACCTCCTCGTTTAGAAGTCTTACCGTCTAATCCATAACATTAAAAATACAATTCCGTTGCTAGATTTCCATAAGTATACAAGCAAACGGCTTTTCTCATAAATTCTTCTGTCACGTCAAAGTAATCCGCTAAATCCCATATCTCTGTATGCCCATTTGCAACAGCTTCATCAAGTTCCTCCTCTGTAATCAACTGCTTAATGGCCCATTTATTCGCTCTGTTCTCGTGCTTCTGTCTCACATCTAAAGGACTATGTACATTATAAAATGAATTAGTTTCTATATGCCCCATTTCGTGAGCTAAGCACACTTTTGCTTCTGTAGTGCTCTCGATATGATCTGTATCTAATGCAATCCACCCTTGAGGCAGAGCCAGAGATTTTGTATCACGCATAGTAAAGTAATCTATCTCTATTCCGAATTGCTCAGCAAGCTGGCAAAGACGAAAAAGTGTCATTCTTACTCCCTCTTCTGTTGCGACTTCTTAAATTTAATATAGTCTAACACGTCTTGTTTTTGTTCGTCCGTCATTTCCTTGACCTCACCGAATAAGGCGAAGTCTATTCCTTCTAGCTGCAAATCAAGCTCATCGCTTTTAGTGGTGGGCTCTTTTTTTTGCTCTGTTCCAAGTAGATATCCAACTGATACTCCAAAATATGACGCTATCTTATCTGCATTTTTCGCAGATAAACCTAATTGTCTTCCCATTTTTAAATCTGTTAATACACTGGGTTGTATGCCTGCATCTTTGCAGAGACGATATCCAGATATCCCTGCATTATCACATAATGACATAATTCTATTATACAAATCAGACATATTACAACCTCCATATTTGTGTAGCACGAACAAATATAGAATTCCGTAATAAAACACCTTGACTATTACCGAAATAGGTAGTAATATTAAAACAGGACATACGGAAATCTATAAATAATTTTTATTTGCATTTAAATTATATTACTAGTTTCCGTAAATGTCAATCGCATTATATGGGAGGTGATCGACAAGATGGCACAATTTACTGTATTTGGTAAAGATATAAAAAAGAGGCTAATTGATTTAGAGCATACACAAGTGTGGCTAATTGAACAAGTAAGACAAACAACTGGGCTCTATTTTGATGATTCTTATTTATATAAGATTCAAACCGGACAGTTAGCAACGCCAAAAATCGTCTCAGCTATCAGGGATATTTTAGAGTTGCCGGGAGACGAAAAAGAAGCGGGGTGAAATAGGTGGAAAAAACAATATGTACATATAGTAATCAGCCCCTATGTCCACAATGCAAAGGAGCTGTTTATCAATGCGATCCTTCAAAAAACACACAATGTGAAAAAAGTTTTTGTGAGGAGTGTGGATATACAACTCATATAGAATACGCAAAAAATTTTCAACCGCTTTGTCCGCGTAATTCACTTAAAACGAGGGAAATAAAAATGAGCCAGAACAAAAATTCATTTGACCTCAACAGCGAAGTAAAAAACACTCCACATATTGTCAAGGTTGACGGTGTTCAACTGTTTAGCGCAGACTGGGTCTTTGAACAAATGCAGGCACAAAGCTGTCGGATAGACCGATCTAACAAATTTGCATTGTTGGGAATAGCTGTAGGGGTTGTCGCTGTTATTTTAGCAATATTACTTTAATAGCGGGGTGAGCGCATGAACATTTTAACAGCGATAAAAAAAGCCATAGATGAAGATTCATTTATAGCCAGAACAAGTTTAGATTTTGGAGAAGGACGGACATTAATAAAACCAACTGATTCATCGGACTGCTGCATTGTTGTTTTTCGAAGAGACAGCGCAAAAAAACGGCAGCAAATCAAATGCTGGAATCCTACTGCCGATGACCTTTTGGCTGAGGATTGGGAAGTCATTAAGGAATGAATTTAGAAATAAAATCTGCGATGCTTAGCAATGTTTCCTTTTTTTGATTCTCCATAGTAACAATGGCAGGGTCAGATAATTCGCAGTGATAAATTGTTTGATCGGCATAATAATTGTTTAAAAATTTATTCCGCCCAAGTTCACGAAGAGTATCTTCAATATCTTCTAAACTCCAATCAGAAAAGAATGTCGAATGTATGTGTTGAGCTGAATCAAAATTTTTGGCTTTCGATTTTGAAATTCCCTGTTTGCGACGCGATAAATATTCCTTATATAAGGTGTACAAAACAGTTTTCGCATCTTTAGATAACATTTTCGTTTTTTCCTTTCATAATTAATCGGTGCTACCTCTGGTTGCAATTTGATTATAAAGAAAATAACTAGAAATAGCAATATAGGTAATTTCAAAATTACTGCACGATGAAAAGGAAGCGGGGTGAAAAATTGAGGACAAACAAAAGAAAAGCTCCTATTGGGACACAACAGGAGCAAATCGAGCATTTGGAATTCTTGACTTTTATATTATGCATTTTGGTCAACACTCTCACAGTAACTGTTTTATTGTTGTCCTATAGATTTAATAGTTTTCGTGATTTTATCATTGATATTATTTACCAGCAATCCGTTATTTTTCAATATCTGAGTAAGATCTTGTGTTGAAAGTAAGAAGGTGATGAATGAAAAAAATGAAACAACTCAAAAAATCGATTATCTGTTTTTTGTTATTGCTATTAATTCCAATTCTACTATCTGGTTGTCAGAATTCAATTACCCAAGGGGAAGTAATCGAAAAAGAATTTACTCCATCACATACAGAGGTAATGTTAGTCCCACTTGTTCACAGCAACGGAAAAACATCATATACAACTCTTGTGCCTTTTATCTATTCCTATTCGGATTCATGGAAGATAACAATTCAAAGCTATGATGAAGAAACCGGGGAAAATTCAACAGCAACATATCGCGTAACAGAGAACGTCTATAATTCAGTCGAAATTGGATCCGAGTTTATATACGACGAAAATATGAAACCGAGTGAACCTGAATACATTAGAGAAAGGCAATAAAACTTCTAATAAAATAGCCGCACTCAGGCGATAGAAAGGAGAAAAATACATGACACTTGAAGACCGAACACTGGTCAAAGAAATTGCTACCGAAATAAGAACCAGATTTAACTGCGAAACTCTCAATGCCAAACAGTTTTCTGAATATTTAGGCAGAGAAAGCGAATATGTTTGTGCCAAAATCAGTCAACGTAAATTGCCGGGGTTTAAAGACGGAAGAACCTATGTAATTCCAATTGATGCAATAGCTCTATGGATCGTAAGACTTTCGAAAACTAAGGATTTTCAGTAAAGGAGGACAAGCACATGAACGCAGACGACATAGAAAGAGTTCGGAAAATAGTGAATCAGGACGGTTGGAACATCATTTGGATAGGTGCAAAAATGCCATGTGAGTTTTTTGATGAAGAGGTTGAACTTCTCTATGAGGATATGAACGGCCAGCCTTGTATTTGCTATGCGATTTATACCTATGACAAAAGCGGATTTTACCATAACCCATATTTTCAGAGAAAATCTGACGGCGCAAAAATGGGTCGGTGCATTGCATGGCGTAAATCTCTTAAAGAGGCGTAAAACCATAAAGGAGGACAAGCACATGAGCACAGAAATGACGGTGGCGTTTATCGTTCTGGCGGTATGGAGCGCCGTATTCACAGCGGCATATATCGGCGAGCGGTACCGGAACCGGAAGCTGAAACAAGCCCTGAAAAACAGGGGCAGATACGCAAGGTATAAAGAAAGCCGCGCCCCGGCTGGCACCAGGAACGCGGCAAGCAAAAATACATTATCTATATTTTAAACAGAAAGGAATGAAAAGTCAATGACGGAAAATCAAAAGCAGTCAATTTTAGACATGGCAAGAGGCGCAATTAAGGAGCGCACAGACTACGAGATGGCAAAAATTATTGACAATATTCTTGATGTCAATACTAATGCAACAAAGAAACGCACACTTACTTTAACAGCAGAGTTTTCACCAGACAGTGACCGCCAGCAGATTGGTGTTCGAGTAGTGGCGAAATCCAAACTGGAGCCTACCAACCCAGTTTCCACTAGTCTATACATCACAGGTGACCGTGAAGGAGTAGTTACTGCTGTTGAAATGGTCCCTCAGGTTCCAGGCCAGCAGAACTTAAACGGTGAGGAGCAGGAAGAACCCGCATACCTTAGATTAATTAAAAACGCTTAAGGAGAAAATATCATGATTAAAGAAGCTATCGAAAAGATTTTAACCCTATCCACGCCTAACACGATCGATTATGAAGGGCGAAAATTTGTTGATAAGGCCATGACGCCGCTTCCCCGAAACCTTACCGCCAGTTATTTATCAACAAACACACTTACGTCTGTTGTGGATTACATAAAGGAAAGAGTGGATATTTTCAGCTTGCTTGAAAACAGGTTTATTGTTCACATCGAAAGCCCTTCAAAGGTCATGCTGTATAAAGAAATGAACAGTGATAAAAATCGCGATCATTTAATTTGTGCAGCCGCCAATAAATGTGATTTTAATTTTGGGCGGTTTATGGATTTGGAAAGCTTCATTATTAATATCCAATCAAATTTCATTCAAAATGAAAATACCGACTCTTTGCTTTCGTTCATTGGGAGCGTGAAAGACGATACAAGCGTAACACAGGAAGACGATGGCATTACTCAAAGAGTTACCGCTAAATCCGGGATTTCTTTATCTAAGACAGTTAAAGTACCAAACCCTGTGCGTTTAATGCCCTATAGAACTTTTACGGAAGTAGCTCAGCCGGAAAGCGCCTTTGTTTTCCGCATGAGAAAAGACGGAAGCTCTATCTCCGCCGCCCTGTTTGAAGCAGATGGGAACGCTTGGAAAAACGAAGCTATTCTAAATATTAAAGAATTTTTTAAATCGTCCTTATCGGGGGAAGATGTTATCATTTTAGCTTAACTTCTAATAAGAAAAGCCGCCCTCGCGACTGGCAT